CTGGATTAGCTCAATCGCCTTAGCGCTGATATTCGAGACGGTCTTCTCGCCCTGCTCCTGATTGCCGAGCACGTCGCGCATATCCTGCTCGGTGATCTGTAGCAAAGCCGCCATCGCAGGCGGGATTTCCGGTGCCTTCGTGTATGCCGTCGGACCAGTCAGCGCCTGTTGCCCATCTTGGCCCGTGACAGGATTGATCAACAGATATGGGTAATTCTTAACGTTGTCTTCGGACCACATAACCTGATGGCCCGCGATCTGCTCCGGGAACAGGATCGGCTTGGACACAGACGACAGCGCGGAGATTTCGGCCAGCTTTGAGAGCTGCATATTCTTGAGGCGTTGCGCGTCCTTCGCAAGCCGCACGTGGCCCATGAACCGCTCGATGTTATCGATGTACCAACGCTTCCCGTACACAGGCACGATTGGAATATGCTTGCCCGCGATGTAGCCGCAGTCTTCGAGCACGCCGCCGCCGCTCAAGATCCACTTGTGAACCCGCTGGCGCTTGATGCGCTTCTGACGCACCTTAACGGAACCGATAGCATCTAGCTCGGCCAGCTTCTCTTCGGTCAGTTCCGCGTCCGCGTATCGCTCTTCCTCGCCGCCCAGATCGCGGTAGACGTGGATCAGTTCGGATCGTTCCTCAACCTTGTAATATTCGCAGACGTAAACGATATCGGGCGTCAACCAGTCAAATTCGGTGCGCTCAATGGTTTTTTCCCACGATGCAGGCGATTCCTTGTATTGCGCCTCGTAAGCCGCTGGCGTCATCGCCGTGAGAACGTACGCTGATTTCGCGTCGGCCTTGTCTTGACGCTTGGCGTTTAGGTCGAAGAACACGGACGAATCAGCGTCAAAGATCGGCTCGATCCTGATCCGCTGCTTTTCGTCTTCCTCGTCCGCCTCGTCCTCATAAACGGTACGCAAACGCCAGGCACCAAACCCGCCGCCGACAGCCTCCTCAAACGCATTGTCGTACGCCTCTTCAGCGCCGGAGTCCTGCTCGTCAGCGCGGTACAGGTCGTCACACGTGTCGGCCAGCTTGTCGTATTCGTCGCCTTCTTTGGAGATAAAATCGACCGTGATTCGGTTCGCCCGATATTCATTAATGATTCGGATAACCGAGAGGTGGATTTTGTTCACCTCCATCTTGGGACGGTTCTCGAATTGCTCAGTCAGAGGGCCTTCCCATTGAGCCCCAGCAATCGAATAGAACCGCCGGTCATCCAGCGCCTGCAATCGCTCATCACGCACCGCCGAATTAATGGCGTCGAATTCCGTCATCGCTTCGGAGTGAATCGCGTTCCAACGCTCGGATTTTGTCATTGCCATTGGGTCAGCGTCTCGCGTAGGGACTGTTAACAGCGATAGGGGCGACAAACGTAGGCCGGACTATGTTTGCCCTTCGAGCGCCCTCGCAGGCGTAGCGTAGCGCGTCAATTAGGTGGTTATTCTTGTCTTCCAGTAGGGGAAGCACAAGTTGCGTCAATGGATCAGTTTTATAACTGTACATGGTCAATTCGTCAATTGTGTGACGACAACGCGGATGCACCACGATATCAAACGATTTGAGCCATTCGATTCCGTCTTCGATAGACTTCGGACCCTTGACCGCAGCCTGGATCTTGGGGAACCCGTGCTGCCTCATATGGCTGATTGTCTCAGGTCTGGCGCTGTCAGCCGTGATCGGCCACTTCTCAGCGCCTGGCACACTCATAAACAGGCTGGGCAGATCCATGATCTCGCAGCCGACCATGTGAGCCTCGTAGTCAATGTAGAGTTTCCTGCCCACGATGTGACAACGGACCAGAACCGACGGATCAGACGCGAAGCCCCAGTCAGCGCCAAGGCGGAACATAGCGTCAGCCGGTGCCTCGAATTCCTCGACGGTCCAGTTACGGAACACGCGGGATTCTGAGTTCCGCAGATAGCCGCCCATCCAGATATGATTATATTTTTCGGGATCGCGGCTGAGGTCGTATTCAGCCTCGCGCCGCAAAACATCGGGGAACCACGGGTTATCAACGTAGTTTACAGTTTGTAGCCGCGTGTTCGGTGGCGGATCATTACGGCAAAACATCTCGTCGACAGGATCGGTTTCAAACGTGGGATTCCACGTAAACATTAACTGAGATCCGTCGTTTCGAATTGTGGGAATCAGCGTATCCAGCGAGGTTTTGGAAACGCTTTGCGCCTCCTCGCACCAAACTAGATCAATGCCTTCCATGCTTTTGATCGAAGCAATGTTCGAGCGCAAACCAGCAAACAAAAAAAGCGATCCGTTAGCACCTCTGATCTCGGTTTCCAAAGACGTGTAAAATCCACCGAGGCCATTTCGTTCCGCGTCATCGTCAAGCAGACGCTTAGACGAATCACGAATAGATTTCTGGATTTCTCGGACGCATAGAATCCGAAGCGGTTTAGCCGCAGCCCGCAGATTTAGCGCCGTGGCAACCGATCTGGACTTACCCGAACCGCGACCGCCCTTAACAGCGATATACCTGGCCGATTCGTCAAACAGGATCTCGGACCATTTAGGAAGCTGGATCGTCAAGCAGGGTTTCCGTTGTCCACGAATTCAATTTTCAGGCTATGATTAACCGGCCCACCGTTAGCGCCCGTAACCTCTTGATGCTTGGATTCGCGCCAGTCAGCCGGGAACCTCGCGGCCATTGAGCGCGACCAGATCGAGGCGTCGATGGACTTATTCAGCATCCCGTCGTGACCGATTGATTCCCAATAGTTTTGCGCATGGCTGCGTGATTTTTCCATGGCGGTCAAAAAGTCAGGGTTATTATCGCACCAATTGAACAGCGTTGCCTTAACGACGTCGAGCTCGGAACAGATTTGAACCAGCGATTTCCCCAGCTTGCCTAGCTCAATCACACGCTCGCAATACTCAGGACGATAGGACGTCGGACGTCCGAACGTATATCCTTCTGGCTTATCTGACATCTCGGGGCTCCACTGCTGGGAGCCCCAAGATACACGATCACACCATCGCCGTCAAAACGATTAACACCGCGACGATTGACGCCAGACCGCCGACGACGGCTGCGAGTTCGAATGCAGACCGGACAGCGGTGAGGATGAATTTTGACTTGGGGCGCTCTCCCATGCCGTCCTCATCATATGCCGAGATTGCGTGGGCCATCTGGTCTAAGTGGGTTTGCATCGGTTTAAACGCTGCGTTGTAACGGTCAATAGCTTCATTGCTGGCCGCTTGTGCATCTCGCATCATGCGCTCCCTAACCTCAGGGTCTTGGGCTGCGTTGCGGTATGGGTTAATCACGACCTGACCTCCTTGTAAATCTGCCCCGAAACAACACGGTGCATGGTGCAAGACGATACGCCATAAATCCTTGATAGGTCCTTAATGCTCCCGCCAGAGCCTCGACGGCCCCTGCTATATCTGGCCCGAATTTCCCGCACCTGATCTGGCGTGAGTTTGTGAAATGATTTTTCAACGATCATAATAGGCGTCCCACATAAGTTCGGTCACATGATCGCGGTCCATGGCGTTGATAAAATTCTCTAGGAATTTATCCTTGGCCTCGTCGCTCAGACCTTCGAGCAAATCCTTGCCGTTGACCGTGATTGTGTTCATCCAGTAATTCGCGATCTCGTCGCCCTCTGGCGCGGGGTCGGCCTCGAATTGGATTTCTACGTCGCCGTAGATTTCTAGGGTGATTGTGTCGTTCATGATGCCCTCCCAGGCGTCTAAGTTTCAGTCTGGATACCCTAGTTCAAGCCCGCTTTTCCGTCAACAATTTCTTTCTGTATTCGTTGACCGCATCGACGATCAGCTTGGCCTCGTTTTCGTTGCCGACTACGCAGACCAGCCAACCCCGGCTGTCTCTCACGATGTAGTCGTCCCATCTCAGTTGCTTTTCGTAGGTCCACATGGTTTTTCCTTTGATTTCAATGTTCTAACGGTCTGAAAAACGACCGTAAGTCCAAACGTTAGAGAATTCGCCTTTAAAAACAAAGACCTAACGTTACTGTTACTACTAACGGTATTTT